AGTTATCGTCATAACATTCAAACATTGAATATTCGGCGTGACGTACCCAAGGCTTGTCACCTATAAGTCTGCCCAAGAAGTCGTGTGGATCATAACTACCAGCGTGCCAGAGACCACCAATGCGAATGTTAACACCCAGTAACTCTGCCATGTAGCGTAGTTGTATAACTGTAGGATTCCAGGCATCAGTATATAAAAAATAATCGCCATTTTTGATTTCGCCATTACAGAACATTTCTCCAATAGTTTCAAGTTGTTTACTTTTATATACATTAGTGCCTCCAAAGTTAAGAAACGCCCCAGGTGTTGTTGCCTGAGGCGTCTCTCCTCCACTAATAACTTTAACATCTATATTGATATATTTCTTCAGTTGATTAGGAAGGTGTTCTTTCCATTGCTTAGTATAGCGTGTATCTACTGCTTCAATATCAACAATATAGACTGTCATAGTTATTTTCTCCTTTGAAAATTAGTTTTTCTACGTTCGCCATTAAATGGCTTACGTTCACCATTAGCAACCCAACGTGGGCGTTTGCCTTTAGTAAAGCCGACGTACATACGCCATGCTTCGCTTTTGTTGTTGTACAAATCACGTTCGTCAAACATGAAAGACCGCTTGTAACCAATTGTCCAAGCACGAGCGCAGAACTCTTTAAACTTCTCAAGATCTGCATGGACCTTGTCATAGGCCTCTTTATTAAACTTAATTGACATTTTACTTTTACCTTAAAGTTTTGCATACTCAATATGGGCACCGTTCTCTCCATCTTCGGAGACATCGATGTGGACTTCTCGTCCAGGGTGTTTAGCAATAATTTGCTCGTACAAATCATCTGCCATCATTTCACAACTTTTATAATCTAGTTCTACGGTACCATCTTGGTATAACCTCTCTAGCCATCGTTTGAATTGAATAAATTCGATATCACGATCGTTGTGTGTCACTGTAATACCGACCTTAAAATGGAATATGTGTCTGTGGGGATAACCCAAAAACGAAACATCATATTCGTCACCTGTTGCAAGACTAGGATCATCTAGTGCCGCAGGATACTTATGGATACCTTCTTTCTTGAAAGTTACCCAAATCATACGCTTTGCATTTTTCATAATTGCCTTTTCGTTATCTTGTTTCATCATTCTTAATATATAATTGTGATAAGATTCTCTTGTATTGTTCATTAATAATACAACCTTTCTTACTCATTGTCAACCGGAATATCATCTTTATATTTGGACCAGTTAGTAAATTTTGAACGATCCATTAAGTCGTGTAGGCTATGACACCATACACCTGGATTAGATTGTTCAAAACCTTTGTCGTCAATCTTAACCATTGTGTTATAATTCCATTGTTCAATATATGGAATTACTACACGTAGTTGTGGAATAAAATTATCATATTCAATTAATCCACCTTCTAAGAACCATTCTAAATTAATAGTACTTGGAATATCTAATGAACACATATACCCTTCTTTTAGAAACTGTGTAATATATGTTTCCCAATTATCAAAGTCTTCTTCTGTAACAGGATTATATGAATGATTAGCACCAAAGAAGATATGCTTACATTTGTTTTTATGATAACAATCAAAAATGTCATCGTCATCTTGAATACCAGTAACAAACAATGTTTTTAATCCGAATGCAGGAGTCTTTTCAACTTCTACACCTGTAAACAAAATTATGTCTTCTGATGTGCCTGTAGAGTAATCACGTTTCATTTGTTTGGTCCTTCTTGAGTTTTTCGATTTGTTCTTTGATGTGCAACTTTTCTTTTTTCATCTTACTGAGCATAGGATCGTCTATATATCTACTATAACATAACTTAATCTCATTGTCAAGATCTTTATGTTTTCTAATTAAACTTTCAATCCTTGTTTGATCACTCATTCTAAGACTCCTCTAGTTCTTTAAGTTTATCCTCTTCTGCATCAGTAAAAACACCATCATCATGTGTAACTTCTTCTGTAGTTGTAGATTCATCTACTTCAAAAAGATTATCAAAATACGTTTGTGCATTAACAGTCTTTTTACCAATTGCTCCTCTAGTTCCTGGTATAGACATCCAGAATCTTGAAAACTCTTCAACTACCGCGTTTGCTGTGTCTCTGTTGTCAGTTGCAAATATTGCTTCCACAATATCTCTAAAAAACAACCTGTCAAAGCGTTCTTCGACAAGCATCGCAGGAACTCTTCCCGCATCATATTCTCTGTTTGCTTCTTGTACTGCATTAATGTGACTCCATACATTATGACCCATTTGGATCGCATAAGAAAAACTATCCCATGATGTTTTTCCTTCTTTACCTATTTTATTTAGGTCGCCTGGTGCATAGATACAAATATCTTTTGCTTGAAGATTTGCTGTAATTGGCGAATCTTTAAAACTACTATGCTTACCTTCTCTTACAAATGCTTGACTAAACGGAGTTGTATCAGTTGCAAATGCCTTATTATCAATACTAGGCACCATTCTGTACACCCACTTTTTTCTATCCTGTGTTTCAAGTTCACAATAAATTTGACCATTAGCAGTTGCTAAGAACGGACTAGCACAGTCAAATGTAATCATAAAGTTTTCATTATGATACTTTCGAACTGCTCTTTGAATGTCAGTTAGTAGTGTCGCCCATTCTAGTTTTGATGTACCCAAGAAGTGCATTACATCATGTAAACCTTTTTCAAGTAATCCATCAAATCGTAATGCTACTAGACGTTTAAGTACTAGATGCACATCACACATATTCTGACCACCCATTGACCACCCATTAAAGTGATCTGTATATTTCTTAGGATCGCAGTAGTCTTTCATCTGCTGGTACCAATCTTCTGCGTCAGCGTGATTTTCACCTTGTAGTACGTTTAGGAACTTACAAGCACCTGTACGATTCTTCATAAAGTAATCGTTATTAATGCGTGTAGCATTTACAGCATCTTGATAGTTGTCAATACCTGTTGCTTTTGCACCAGCAGGTGAACGTGCCACCCAAGCCGGAATATCAAGGATCATTCCATAGTCCATATAAGCATCCATCCACGCAAGAACTTGTTCACGTTTCTTTTTTGCTTTAGGACAATTAGGATCTTTCCAATCACCTTCCCATACGCCCTTACCAATCTGGAATCCACCCGAGTCACCTAACAACCAACTGTTGTTACGATCTCTGTTACGGATCATATCTTCTTTAGGTGCGTCCTTGTTAATATCAAGTTCTGCGTGTCCTGCGGAATATAGACTCCATTGATAATTGAATAGTCCTTTTTGTTTGTTAAACCAATTAAGACTTTCCATTTCGTTGTTTGGAAAAGGAATACGACTTTTGTCTACGTATTCTTCACGACGTTGCTTACCGATAAACGTAGCATAGAAGCCACTAATTGCCGGAAGAAAGGTTGCGTAGTCTTTTTGTTCTTTTGTTAAGTCGGTATTCAAATTATTCTCCTATTATCCAAAGGCTTTAATTGCTAAAAGCGGAACAAGCCAAGGATAAACTAAATGTTCTATTAGTTCGTATATTACTAATACTGTTAATAATATTGCCCATAGTTTACTTGTCTTTGCTTTGTTACTAACATATGTAAACACCTTTGAATGTGCTTTTCCTATTTTGTCTATTAAGCCTGGCTTTTTATTTTTTTCGTCATTTATCCTTACTTGGTTTGTGCAGGAAGAATATAATTGTATTCTGCCAAACCACTGTCAACAGTAAGTTGCATAGCACCCTGATCGGAAATGCTCATAGTAACCTTACCATCTAAGTTTAAAATTGCTTGTACCTGTGCTACAGGCCAAGACCATGAATGCTTCAGTGTAGTATTAACATCTGTTGCAAACACAAAAGTACCAGCGTGTGAACTTGCATCACCAAAACTAAACACTAGATTAGTACCATCTGTTTTAACACTAAACACATTTTCTTCTGTGTGTGCCGCACTCATTAACTTCATACGCTGAATAGCCGCGATTGATGGCTCAACTACAACGTCCCAAGCCGCACCTTTAAACTTAACAGTCTTAAGTTTCTCTTCGATGATTTGCTTATTCATAAAGCGATAATCATTTTCAAAGTCGCCTGTTGCATTTTCAAAGTGAATATGTGTTGGAACTGTTTCGCCGTTGCGGTCTGCTTCAACTACATCAATCTTAGCATCCTTTTGATACTCTGGATTCTTTAAGTGCAATGCTAACTTTTCTAAATTAGGCATACCAAATGTGCCTTTAAATTCACTAATTGGTGTTTTAGTTTGCGAACTTAAAATCACTGAACGATCTTCTGCCATTGATTCGATACTAGTATCGGTTTCGCTTGTTACCTTCACAATGTTAAGAAAACCTAACGAATGTGTGTGGGCAACGATGTCTTGTAAAATGTCTTTCATGATTTATCTCCTATTGTTACATTATATTTAGAAAAACTGGTTTTGTCAAGTGTTTTCTCTTGGTTTAGATAATCTAATATGCCAATTTCTGATTTCCAACCTAAATCAAATAATTCTGTTGGATTGGCTAGATTATCATCTAGTTCAAAGTCATTACCTGAACGCATAGGAACATCTAGTCCCCAAACGTCTGCAATGTCTTTTAAATGTACAGATGTACCTGTACCTACATCAATTACTCCTGTAACACTAGAACTTAACAGTACAGTAATTGCTTTACACACATCTGAAACGTGTATAAAATCTCTTTTATGGTTATTAATATATGTTACTTCATTCCTTAACAACTTAGGAATAAACATTTCTGGTCTTTTATCTCCACCATAAACTGTTCTAAATCTTAATCCTAAACTGTTATTTGGTGCAATATGTTCCATAGTAAATTTTGTTAGTGCATAAGGATTACGATACGGATCAATAGCAGTACTTGAACTAGCATAAATTATCTTAGTACTTGGAAAAGCATCAAATAATCTTTTAGTTGCTTCTACATTATTATACCAATATTCTTTAGGCTCTTTAATACTTTGTCTTACTCCGCTTTTTCCAGCAAGGTGTACAATAACATCTACATCATAATCTAAGTCACAGGTATTTAGGTCTTTGCCTAATAAAAGGTCTATAAACTGTAATTCGTGAATACCAATCCAATACTTTTTAAGTATTGAACCAATTAGACCTTCACTACCTGTTAATAAAATTTTCACGCTGTTAACTCTTCCTCAATATATCTTTTAAGTTCATGGTCGCCTACGTTTTCAGGTATTTCATTTTTATAAAAAAGTCTATAACTGTCAGAACCGTACTTACCAATGCCATATAATTCTGTAGCATCTTTACCGTCCCAATCTTTAAACTGTTCGCTCATTCGATATAATCTTTCTGCTCGAACGTGTCGCATACCAAGGGGAGCAATTACTTCTTCTATTTCGTTGCGTGTTGCGTGTAGTAGACTTGAGTGCGTAGGCCACTTGGCAAAGAACTTAGGTAGTACTGCCTTTACTTGTTTACGATTTGTTAGGTTCAAACAAATAACACCTACCATATGTTGCCATACGTTGTCTACTTGTTGCTGTACCATTAAATCATCACGCATCGTATCTCTTTCCATCGAATACACATACAAAGTATAATTCATTGTCACCTGCGTGTACACGATGAAATACTCCGTCTTTAATTAGTACAGTGTCACCTGGGCATACACTAAACGTTTCATCGTCTAATTCCATAGTGCCTATGCCTCCTAAGAACAAATAAACTTCTTCTTGTCCTTTGTGTTTATGTCCTGTTGTACTTTTGTTAGGATTTAATCTGGTTGAACTTACAATAAGATTTTTTAATTCTTTATTATCTTTTACAGTATAGCGATCGTCTTCCTTAACTACTTCACCGCCAATATCCCAGTTTCCGTATTTCATTTTTTTACTCCAAAGTGTTTATAGGATTTTTGTACACACTTCGCTTGATAGAAACAATCAGCAAGTGCATTATGCAAACTTTCTTGAATATCTTTTCTTGGATCGTATGGCATCATAGAAAACAATGTTCTACTATCTCTAATTTGCCAGTAGTTCCACGGGCAAGGTTTTCCAATATTCTTATAGAAGTTTTGTAATATTGTAAAATCAAATGTAGGACCTTGACACCAAATGTAATCTAATCCTACACACCATTTATTAAGTTTCTTTGTAAGACTATCACAAGTAACACGTTCGTGGTTATCTCCAAACGCTTCATCTTGGATTTCTTGTGGTTGTTTTGACCACCAAGCAAGAGTGTTATTATCAATACTTCTGCCATATGTTTCTGTTTGTTCTTCAACATCGCAACGTAGGTATAATGGTGTGTGTGGCTCAACTTCGGAAAATGGATCAAACTTTACAGCACCGATAGTCATTATAACACTATCAGGTTCAACACCAAGTGTTTCTAAATCTATCATTCCATGAGTAGCCATTTATTCTCCAAAATCGAATAGGTTGTTGAATGTATTCTTTTGCTTAGTACTTTCTAAGTCATAGTTTAGAACACCAATTAAGTTTCCTAGTTTGTTGTCGATGATAGTTTCTTCCATTGCATCACCATCAAACGGAAGGTCTTTAAACCATTGTGGCAAATGCATTTCATCAACCGGGTATGCAACACTTGTATAACCCATTGGGTTTTGTTTTAGTTTACAAACAATAACTTTCATACCGTCTACAATCTCTTGGCTGTAACGATCACCGTTCATACGTTTTAATGTGTTCCAGTTAATACTTGCTCGCACATGGCCCGGCATATTTGCTTTGCCTTGCTTTTGTTCAAGACGCTGATAGTGTCCGATCTTGTTTGCACGTTTAGGTGAACCTTTTTCCCAACCTGGACGACTCTTAAACTCTGTCCTAAAGGCTGTAATGCTATCAAGGAGTTTGTCTTGGTCTGCTTCTTGTAACACCATAAGTAGTAGTTCACTTAAGAAGTCCTGCATAAACACTGGTGTATCCGAACGTTTAAGATCAAGACCCATTGCTTTTACTTTACCTTCTTTACCGTTGACGTCCATACGTTCGCCTTCGTTATCGTAAATTAAAGCCGCATAACGTTTCTTAGTAATAAACAAGCCTGATTCAGCAACAATTTCTCTACCTGCCGCAATAACGTCTGCTCTGCTTGCCGGACAGTGGAATACATCGTGCATAAACTTACTAAATGATTTGTTTGCCTGTTCACAAACTTGATCATAAAGTGCAATTACATTTTCTTTAGTCCAAGAAATTTTCCCTTCACTAATTTCTTTTTGTAAGATAGGAAACGCACTAAAGTAACAAGAGTCAGTATCTCCGTAGATAATAGATTTACCTACATGATTGTATTCTCCTGTAATTGTTTTGTTTACTTCTGCACTCATGTGCTTAACAATTTGTCTACCTGTTAGTGTAGTTGATTGGCCAATACGTGGGTCAAAAAAGCGACAACCAGGATTAAGAATAGCACCATATAGACTGTTAAGATTAATCTTTTTGACCAACTGTCGTTTGTCCCAAAAAGCGATTTCAGTTTTATTGCCTGCATCAATGGCTTTCTTTTTCATTCCTTGAAGTTCTTTACGTTCACTATACCAGCGTTTTAGTAGTCCAGGAATAACACCTTCTTTTTCGTGAGTGAAAATAGTTCCGTTAGCACTTAGCATCCAAGGATTATTACTGTCATAGATTATTTTGTGTATCTGTGCACCGCTTAGTACATCTGATTCGCCGTTTTCCCAATCAACTGTAATAGACACATCACGTCTTTGTTCTTGTACAGCATCAAATTCAATAGTACCAAATCGTCCTTCCCAAGCCGCCGCAAATGATTTTTTCTTTAGTCCCATTTGCTCGCCTAGATATTTGTTTGTTAATTCAGGACGTAGTTGTCCTACAATAGTTGCAGGATCCATATTCAATGCACGAATTACACTAGGATACAGCGAGTTCAAATCCATTGAGCCAATCCATTTATGTACCCCTACTTTAGGATATGCAACATATGCACCTGCGGCAGGATCACTACCTGGTTCACGTTTTACTCTGTTAGGAACTTGAAAGCCACGTCTGTGTGCTTCGTTAATAATACCTTGCTCTGTAACTGCAACAGCACCCATAGTGGTCTGTAGCAAAACTGTATTTGCATGAGCAAGTTCGTTTGATAAGTCAATGAACTTTAATTTTTGGTCCAACTTGTCCAGTAGTGCAACGTCTTGTCTGTTGTACTCAATGAACGTTCTGAAGTCATTGTTATAAAGTTGATCGAGCGTACCTTCGTAAACAGTTTTTCGCTCGCCAACTTCCATTTCGCCAATGGCATCAAGTCGGTAAGTGTGTCTTTCTTCATATGTGTATTTACGATATAATTCCAAACTATCTAAATGCACTCTGCCTATTAGGTCATAGGTTTCTTGTTGCCTTCCGAATTTTTCGTATTCACGTTTCTTAGGAAATTGATCAAACAAACAAAAACGTCTAGTATCATCTTTGCTTAATACTTTTGCTACACGGTTTACAGTATAAGGAATATCATAGCCTTCGCTGTTCCAGCCTGTTAAGATATCTGCATCTTGTATTAGATCTAAGAATGTTTTAAGCATCTCGCCTTCGTCATCAAACAGAACAACATCCTTGCCCCATTCTTTACATTCTTCTTTTGCTTGCTCCATTGTAAGAGTCTTCGGCGGAACAGCAAGTGTAATAAGTGCGTCCATCCATTGTAAATGTACAGTGATTGCAGTGATTGGCATAAACGGATCACTAGGATCAGCAAAGCCACGTTCTGGATCAAAATCTGTCTCAATGTCAAAGAAACAAACATTTAAGTTTGGAGCATCGTGATTGAGATAATTTTCACTTAAACATTGAAAGATAGGATTAATATCGCTTTCAAACAATTCTTTGTTTTTATTAATTGCTTGTTCTTTGCGAAAGTCTTTTGTGTTTTTAGAAATAATTCTATTTAGAGGATCTCCATAGATACTTTTATATTTGCCTCTAGGATCCTTATAGTAAAAAGTATATTTTACTGGGAATTCTGAATATGTTCGCTTACCTTCTTTGCGTTCTACTACGCGAATCAAGTCTGCATTGCGATCAAAAAATGCGTCTACGTAACTCAAATTGTTCTCCTTCTATACCATTTTAGGCTGGTAAATACCAAATCGTTTTTAGCCGACGATACTATATAAGTGCTTACTAATACCATAAACATATATTATTGTAAGCGTTCCGTTTAAAACAATCAATGACTTTTCTTTCCAAAGTAGTCCTACAACTGTCCAAAGTGTAGAAGCAATACCAAATACGTATGTTGCATACATTTCATTTGGAAATAATGAAAGTAGTGCCGCCGCTGTTAGCAATATTGCAGTTGACAACCATGCTAACGGTTGGTATGGTTTAGGTTGAGTTTTTAATTGTTTTAAAGTATTCTTTGTCATTTTGTGCCTTATCATCTATCCATATATCGTAATGAGGTTTGCCAAATCTTAAACTGTGATATTTGACGCCCCATTTGTTAAGTTGCCTAATTGTAAATTCTTCCCAGTCCTTGCCTGAGTTTGCGCCTCTTGCTGTCCAGTAATGTATTTCATTGCCTTGCTCATACAGTTCATTAAAATGTTTAATTCTTTCAGCATCAGGTTCACTAATTTCATATTTACTGTTATTATTATAGCAAATTGTTCCATCAATGTCAACCATATATTTCACTTTATTGTCCTCTAATGTTCCTAAATTTCATATTTTGGGGATATTCGTTGTAATATCCTTTTTCTAAAAGTTTGTTACTTGCTTCTTTAGTTTCATCTAATTTTTGGATAACGAAGAATCTAATACTTGGATCATTTAAATCATTTTCATAATCCATATATTTGTATTCAATAAACAGTAAGTTCTTGTCTAAAAAATACTTTGTTCTACATAATCCAAAAAGTTCTTCACCTTCGTTCAAATCATTTACATCATGTAGTATTACTAACACAGCATGGTTATCATCGATGTTATAATCAAATTCAAACATAACTTTCATTACATCTAAATATTGATCGGTATGAAAACGTTTTACACGACTATTAGCCCAAGGACATCTTCCTTTAGATAGTTCTAGCAAATGCTTATCTAACCAAGTATCTACTTTACCAATATCCAATTGCTACTCCAAAACCAAATACGTTTACAACAGCAAAGTATAAAGTTAGTAGCATAGGCCATGCAAGATGGCGTCTGTAATACGCATATACACCCGTAAGCGACCCTATAAAGAATCCAGGATATACAATAGTCATATCAGGAGCATATGCTGTAAAAGCAAGTGTAAGACTAGCCGCTACAGTAAATATAAAACTAACTAGTTCAAAATAAAATGCAACTTTGTCTGTGTGATAACTGTGTGACCAAAAGTTTATTATGCGAGTATACACTTTAAACCTTATCTTTACCAACAGTTACTACTAGAGTTTCTAAATCGTCAAACTCATCAGCAACCTTGTGCCAATCTCCTTTGTGTGCAATTTTGATTGCTTTGTTGATTAAAGCAGTTTTGATATCTAATTCTTCTGCTACTGCTTTTACTGTTTCTTTTAAGCCTTCCTGTAGATCTTCAATTTCTCGAAGTACAGTTGCACCTTCGTTAACTAGTCTTTCTAGTTTGGCTTTTTCGTCGGCGCCATATGTTCTGTCTGACATTCTATTCTCCTTTGTAAGCGTCTAGTGTTTTTTGAAATTTACCTGCGTGTGATTTCTCTGCTTTTGCAAGTGTTTCAAACCAGTCAGCAATTTCTTCAAAGCCTTCGTCTCTGGCTGTTCTTGCCATACCTGGGTACATATCTGTGTACTCATGGATTTCACCTTTGATAGCAGATAAAAGGTTTTGCTCTGTATTACCCATAGGTTCGCCAGTTGCTGGATCACCTACTTCTTCTAAGTATTCTAAGTGACCGTGTGCGTGACCTGTTTCACCTTCTGCTGTGCTTCTAAATACCTGTGCTACTTCATTAGCACCTTCGATATCTGCTTTTTGAGCAAAGTATAAGTATCTTCTATTTGCTTCTGATTCGCCTTGAAAAGCGGCTCTTAAGTTGTCTTTTGTTTTGCTGTCTTTTAAGTTCATAAATTACCTTTTAAGTTATATCTTATTAAGTTGTAATATTATATATTCACTTACAGCGGAAGTCAAGTGTTTTATTGAGACATTGTAAATAAATCAAAATATCTTTTAGTCCACCATTTTTCATTTTCTCGACTGTCAAATACAATATTTTTGGTAGCAGGGTGATTTTCTCTTTCACGATATCGTACTTTGACCGGACCAGCATCGTGCCAAACATCTGCCTGTCGGTTTACTATAAATCCTCTTGGTGCAGTTGCTCCAAATTGTTTTTGGAACGGTAATTGAGCAAAGTCTAAAATCCACTTTGGTGTTACTACTACTTGATGCGTAGCAACCATGCCTCCGTGTTCGTGGTTATTGTAACCAACTTTTGCATTCCAACCTTTTGTAGGATGTTTAATATCTACTTCGTATTGTTTTATGTGTGCTTCAATTCCGTGAAGTCTTAATATTCTTCTTAGTATTTGTGACAGTAATATACATTGGTTGCCAATGTCATACAGCATATCCATTTGATACATTCTGCAATACACTGTTACAAGCCTATAATCTAAATCAACAACATCTTTACCAACGGCTAAACTATAATCCTCTGGATCAATATCCCAGTCTGGATCAAACTTTATAAGTGAGTTAAAGAGTACTCGACCTTGTTCGTCAACGTTCATTGTGTTTCTCCACAGTTAATCTTTCCGTTAACAATGAGTGAACTGAACATTACTGTAACGTCACCTTATGTAAAAATAAGTCACCGTCAATCAGTATTAACGTATAGATATTTATGAAAGTTAGGTATCGAGGGTTTCGTCTTTTGACTTGTATGCCCAATCGTCAGTATGACCCACTGACCATTTTGGTGTGTTTTCTACAGTGTAGTTTTGAGTGCATACTTTGAAGTCTGGAGTTTTAGCACTTGGGTTTACAAGACTTTGATCAGTCCAAACAATTCTATTATTTGGTTGAGCGGCAAACTGTCCATTGTCAAGTTTAATAACATTGAATGTTTTGTGTTCGGGATCGTGTTCTGAAAAGTTTGTGTTAAGAGTATTGTTATCTCTGTGGCAACTATCAATAGTAAATACATATTCTCCTTTATGCATTTTTCTATCTTTACCAAAGAATTCACAGTCGCATAACATAGGCTTTTTAATTACTGTAATGTCGTAATCAAAGCAATCCCATATTTGTAGTGTATCTAATGGAAGTTGATTATCTTTATCGTAATCTTCTTTCCATACAAATGCTGAAATAGGTAGTTTGTCGTATAATGCACCGTATTCTGTTAGCAATGTTTCAAAGTAGAATGCTCTACTTTCAATGCTTTTTACAGATATCCATATGCCTGGAGTAAGTTCACCGTGACCTTTTTGGTGATCGTAGAGGTATTCTTTCTTTACGTATACTTCGACGGGTGGTAGATTATGCACTAAAAAAGACATAAGAATCCTCGGTTAAACTTGTTACAATGTATTTATGTGAAAGTGTTAGAGTGGAAGGTAGTTTAGTGAACTACATCTTAACGCAGTTGTCTACTGTTTTGCCACCTTTTTTCTTGGTGCCCATACGCTTGTAGCCTTTCCAGCATACTTTACCGTCAACACCTTTTTGCTTTTCTTCAGGCAATGTAGTATAACTTGGATTGCCACATTCAGAGCAAATACTTAATTTGCTTTCTAACATAGATGCTAAAGAAGATTTATAAGATTCGTCTTTCTTTTCTTCTTTGTCTTTGACAGCCTTTTTCATTGGCTCTTTTTTATCACCGTCTTTGTCAACGTCAAGAAAGTCTGGTTTTGATTTCTTTGCTTCTTGCACTTCGTCGAATTTAGTTTCATAATCCATATGATGATATACTGAACTAATATAATCAGCGGCTTTAGTAATTTTTGATTGCACCCAACCCTCAAGACCTTCTGCTTCACTTACATTTTTCATCATATCGTGAAGTTTAATTGCATACTTGGCAACTTTGTACAGTTCTGCACGTGCCATTTGTACTTCGTGGTCTGACTCAGCCTTGTATGCTAAATCTGCTAATCCTTCTTTAAGTTGTTTTGCTTTCATAATAGTATTTACCTTTTAACTGTTGCTCCGCCCATTAATCCGTTATCAATGTCTAACGCATTCTTGGCTGTACCGTCTTTGTTTTTCTTTTGTGGTGCTTTAGGCAAACCTTTTGAATCCTTTGGTCTATGTCCGTATGCTTGTGCTGGATTGGCTACCGATGCAATATTACCAGCGGAAGTTGCTCCTGCTGTTGCTGTCTCAGTTTTAATACCAGCAAGTGCCTTCATTTCATTTGCAAAATCTGATGCTTGATTCTGTTGTGTATTTGATGCACCTGAAACTAATTTTGCTAACTGCATAATATGATCTGCTTCGTCTACTGGTTTATCTTTTTCTAATGATGCTTTACGCTTCATTAGTTCTTTTTTAAGTTCTGGATCTTTTGATGTGTTTGGATCTGCTTGTAAATCTTGTATTGCTTTTGACTTAGCATTGTAATCATCTTTGTCTTTAGTTGGTGTATAGTTAGATGATTCTGGAGACGCTTGTTGCGTTCCTCCTGCTTTTTCTGCTTGCTTAACTAACATCATAAACTTCTGACGCATTGCTTGATCGCCGAGAATAGTTGATAATTGCTTTGCAAATGGAGCAATCTGTTTAGCAAGGTTACCTTGTAATGCACCACCTGATGCAAGTTTATCTAAACCCTTTGCCATCATAGCACCTGAGCCACCTTTAGCACCCATAGCCGCCCCTGCCATCTTTGCACCTTGTGCTGTTTTTTGTTGTTGCTGTGGATTAGCATCTTTTACAGCATCAGCCGCTTGTGTTGCAGGTTGTTCACCGCCTGGTACTGGCGCTTCTTTTAATGTTAGTTCTCTCAGTTTCATAATACTATTTACCTTTTTTGCCGCCCTTCATGTTAGCACACCAGTGGTACATTTTGCCCTTTTCGCCACCATACTTACTTGCTTTTGCTCTTAAACTACTTACACTACCTTTGCAACTTGCTCCGGCTTTTTTGACTCTGCCTGGACGTGATTTACCCTTTTTCTTACCGTCTGCAAAGTTTTCTTGTACGCTTATTTTTATTAATTCACGTAGTCTCATGTCGTTTTAATCCGATAATAAGTCTATATGCATTAGGATCATCACTGTATTGTTCGTCATACTGTGCATCTTTGTATCCGTCAGCATCTTGTACATCATATCCAAGACGTTTTAGTTGTTTTAGCATATATGATCTTTCTTTATCTCCACCATAAAACTGCACCATAATATCAGGATCATCTGGATTCATATCATTTGGATCAATATCTTTAATGTTGGCCATATTAGTACCAAGTTTTATAAAGTCGTAATCTGCATCTGATTTAACTAATGATGTATTTTTAGGATTAGGAATTAATTCGCCTTCGTCAACTGATTCATCTTTTTTAAGAGCATCTGATCTAAATGCTTTATCGGTTCCTATTTGTCTTGCTAATGCTCTGCGCTTTTTAATTTTGTCTTGTACACTATCTTCTTCTGGTGGACGTTTCTTTTTAATAGTTGCAGTCTTAGGACGCTTAGTAGCAAAGCCTAAAATTTCTGCAATTTCTTCATTGCGCTCTGGGGATATATAGTCTGCTAGTTGAGTAGCAGTTCTTTCAAACTTATGATCTTTGTGTTTAAATCCAACACCGCCAGCGGCTTCCCACTTGCTTACATTTTGTCCGAAATCGTCAATTAAAATGTTTGGAGTACCATCTGGTTGTTTTGCATATGCTTGTTTGTCTGCTGTGATAATAACTTTCTTAGGTGGAAACACTTTTAAGTATTTTGCAATCCATTCACGCTTGTGAGGTTCTGCTTTAGGGTCTCCTGCTAATGGAGCAGATAAAATATTGTATTCACCTTTAATCTTTTTAATAATAGCCAGTAACTTACCAGCATTTTTAGTAGGCTTTAATGATAACCAAAAGTCGTCTTTGTCTCTAATTTTTTGTAGTGCTTGATCAACATTTTTAATCTGTTTCCAATCACTAACGCCCATCATCTTAGTCCATTCCCCAAAGAAGTCAACAAGAACACCATCCATGTCTACATAGATTTCACTTGCTGATGCTAGTTCTTTAGATTCTTTTGCCATCTTGGTTGCTGTTGCATACATAACTGCTTCTGCATCATCACCGTAGCGTTTTTTAAAATCTTTCTTGTTCTTTTTCATACCCTTGACGTATTTTTCTTTATCTTTTTCTTCGCCTTTGGTTAATGAACGTTCTTCAACACTTTCAGCCATGCCTAAGTTAAACAGTACGTTTGTTTTAGAACCTTTTACTTTTTTAGATAGTGTAGGTGGACGTCCGTCTTTGTCTACTTTAAAGCCAAACTTACCTGCTTCTTTAGAAATAGAATTTGTATCAACATCAGCAGTAGTGTTTACACCTTTTACAATACGTCCATCCTCTGCTACTTTATGATAGTGTTTGAAACTATTAGGTTTTGGAATTTTATTAGCGATATCTTTCAGATCTAAAAACTTCATTTTTTACGTCCTCTAAATTGAGGCATACCGCCTGTCATGTGTGGTAAACTAAACCACAGTTTAAACCAATCTGGATCACCAGGCTTGATTCCTTTTTCTCTTTCAATACGTCTTTTTTCAGTTCCGGTAATAGATAGATTTTCATCAACAGGTTGCAGTCCTTTAAAGGCATATTCTCCAACTCCTGCTAATTTTTTAAGTGTATCTAAGTCCATTACACCGCCTTAAGTTCTGCTTTAAATTCGTCTTCTAAGTCACGTAAATGTTTTTCGTCTGGCTCGAAGTTCTTAATAACATCTTTCATCTTTTCTTTGTCGCCGTCTGCGGCAATTAATTGGTCATATAATTTCTTACCACCATATAGTGCCATTGCTACGCCAACAGCAGGTAAGCCGTATTTTACTATACCTCTTACTATAGGAAGATCTAAGTATTCTTTTACAGTTTCAATAGCATCTGCAATCCAACTAATACCTTTCCATGCCGCAACACTAAAAGTAATTAACCATTTATTATCATAAAGGAACTTTGCTATTTTTAAAGCCATACTTCCTACTGACACAATGTTTTCATCTAAACTTTCATTATTGCCTAAGATGCCTTTTAGTTTATCAAACATCTTTTTAGCATATGGTTTAGCAGATTTAGTAACACCTTCTTCGAATGATGCAAAATCATCATCTATTACGTATTGTCTTAGTTTACTAGCACTCATTCCTGTAGCATCATCTGCATCTGGGTTACGTGATAAACGTTGAAAGTTAATTGAATTAAATTTAAACATACCGTGTGTTGATTCAACACCATTATATTTTTCTAATACTTTACCTAACTTATCTTCACCTTCAAAAAACGTAACGTCAGTGTACCCTCTGCGATATAAATCTACAGCGGCAAACATAATATTTTTAGCAAGTTCGATATTAATGTCTGGGAAACTTTTCTTAGCCCAGTCTAATTTTTCTTGTGCTTGTAATGGATCTGAAGGCGGTTTTGCAATGCGATCAGTTAAGAATAAAATAGCATCGCCTGGACCTTGTTTAAGTGCTTCTACAAGAAGACCATGACCGGTTGTTGCGGGATTAAGTCTGCCTAATGCAAAACTAACTTCTTTGTCTCCTGCTTCTATTACAGGTTTATCAAAGACTTCTCTTAAGAACATTAATACTCGCCTTCTTTAAATGCGTTTACTTCTTCGTCAAAAATCTTTTTAGCAAGTGCTTTTCTTTCATCCATAGTAAACATTTTATTACTGTCATATGGTAGATCATATTTCTTAATATATGTATCAACTCCTTGATCAATCATTGGTAAAATAAAACCAAATGCTTTATCGCTATCGCCTTTGTTATAACATTCTTGACATTTAGCCATAGTAGGATAATATTGTGTTCTATAAAATTGAGTATCATCACGCATATAACATTGTAGATCGTCTTCAACATTAAACCTAGGTTTATTGTCGTCCATCTTATTGTTTAGTATATCATCTATATTCATGTTTGTCTACCATTTCCTACATGACCAATAACGAGCCTTTGTTCTTGGTCCTGGGTTATCACAGTTGTGTCTTGCTCTAAAACTCTTACGCCTTTTTGGGTTTGATTTTTTGATACGCATATCAGGGTCACCAAAGTTAACTTTAACTACATTACCTTTTGGATTCTTTACGTATACTTTAAACTTCTTAACATCACCCTGCATTGGCTTGCCTAGTTTAACTTTACGTCCTTGGTATTCTGCTTCGTCTACTACATCATCTTCGTTAAACCAAAGGTCCCCATATGCTTCATAAAAGTCGTCACTATCATATGTTTCTTCATCAATATTAGCAAGTTCTCTGATTCTATTTAATTCATTATTGGAATCTTCTTTAGAAAATTGCGACATTTTCTTTATGTTATCCAATGCGGCTTTTTCTGCTTTATCTTTGCTATAACCTTTAGGTTTTCCGCCACCGGAGCCTACGGATAATTTTCGAGGCTTGCCACTTACAGCATCTGCGTCACGCTGTTTATCATATTCTTCTTCAGCAAGGTAATCTCTAAATTTTTTAGTCATATGATGTACACCTTTATATTACATATTATAAAGTATTTATCACAGTTTGCTTATACAGAGATTTCGATATCGAACTTAGAAAACCCTAAATCAAACAGTCTATTTGCTACTTTTTCAGCAATCTCGTTTGATTGTGCTTCGTCTAATGGTTTATGTGTTTCAACAACTAGAACAGTTTCGCCTTTTTCGGATTCATAAATTTCATAGTGGGTTTCGGATTCTGTTAACGCATTGTCAGAACAATTAATAACATTCTCAGCAACGATAGAGTCTACATCTTCTTCTAACTTGGGCCAAACTACTGTAATTGAATGCATACTATTCTCCTAATGGTTTAACAAGATACTATTAATAGTGCCATCAGTGTACACTACTTTTGCTCTTAACCAAACAAAGTTACCTGTAAAGTTAGCAAATTTGCTTGCTGTTTCTTGTGATGCTGTATATGTGTCCACACTAAACCAATCAGATTCTGTTGGTTCAGTTGCTAAAGTTCCTTGGATACTAATAGTTCCAGTTAGACCGGAAACGTTATACTGTACAGTATGAATACCGTCAGCACGACCGTAGTATCCGTCACCTTTAAACTTCTCACCCGTGATAGTTTCTACAGTACTATCTCCTGGGTGTGTATTTGCTGATAAAATTATTTCACTATTACTTGGCATACAACTATTTATCAGTTCTATGCAGTTACAGTTTGTTTTTCAACAACAACATCAAGGTTAATTTTACCTTCTTTAGCATCAATATTTAAGTGACCGCCGTTCTTAAGATCGCCGAATAATAAGATTTTACTTAAATCTTTCTTAATTTCTTTATCAATAACACGCTGTAAAGGTCTTGCACCCATCTTACGATCAAACCCTTTATCTACTAGATAATCAATAGCATCATCAGTAACAGTAACAGTTACATTTTGTTCAGTAAGCATTTCTTTAAGTTCAACTAAAAACTTACCTACAATTTTAATCATTGTATTCTTTTCAAGATTACCAAATTTTACAACACCATCTAATCTGTTACGGAATTCTGGAGCAAAAAACTTTTTAAGTTCTGTATCTTCATACTCACGTTCGTCTTCTTCGCCAAATCCGATAGTATTCTTTTCTGCTTCAATAGCACCTAAGTTTGTTGTTAAGATCAGTACACAATTTTTACCGTCTGCTTCTTTACCATTTGAACCTGTAATTTTACCATTGTCCATAAGTTGTAGTAAGATTTGTGAAACATCTGGATGTGCCTTTTCAATCTCATCAAGTAATAGTACACAGTTAGGATGTTCTTGTAATTTTGTAATCAATAAGCCTGCATTGTCCTCAAATCCTACATATCCTGGAGGTGAACCAATTAACTTTGCCACCGAATGTTTTTCTTGATACTCTGACATATCAAAACGTACAAGTTTAACACTGAGTTGATCTGCAAGTTGTTTTGCTGTTTCTGTTTTACCAACACCTGTTGGACCCATGAATACAAATGAACCGATTGGTTTTGTATCAGGTTTTAATCCTGCTTGAGCAACAAGAATCTTATCTACAATATCATCGATTGCAGAGTCTTGGCCAAATACAACTTTCTTAAGATTGCCTTCAAGAGTTGCTAGGTTACTTGTTTCTTTTTGTTGTACTTGCTCTGGCGGTAGATTTACAACTTTAGCAAGTTCAAACTGGATTTCTTCTTTACCAACAATCTTATCGCCTTCAACTTTCTTTAAGTTAAATCTTGAACACGCTAAGTCAATCAAGTCAATTGCTTTATCTGGCAACTTCTTATCTGCTTGATACTTGACACTTAACTTAATTGCAGTATCAATTGCTTCTTCTGTAATAGTTGTTTTATGGAATTCTTCGTAGTATTTTTTGATACCTTCTAAAATACTTTTAGTTACACTTGCAGTAGGCTCGCCTACTGTAACTCTTTGGAATCGACGCATTAACGCACGATCCTTTTCAAAGTACTTTCGATACTCTTCCCAAGTAGTTGAAGCAACAACTTTAATATCACCTTTACCTAATGCTGGCTTTAGCATATTAGCAAGATCATTTGAATTGCCCTGGCCGCCGGCACCAGCACCGTTAATCATGTGTGCTTCGTCGATAAACATAATAGTCTTGCCTTGCTTTTTAATACCAGCCATAACAAGTTTAAAACGTTCTTCAAAATCTCCGCGATACTTACTACCTGCAAGCATAGCACCAATATCAAGGTTATAAACTTTATATTCTTGTAAAAACTCCGGCACTGCTTTGTTTACAATATTCCAAGCAAGTCCTTCTGCAATAGCAGTTTTACCAACACCTGGATCACCTACTAGTAACACATTGTTCTTTGAACGACGTCCTAGTGCAAGTGCAATAGTTTCTAATTCATCAGTTCTTCCAATTACAGGGTCAACATTATTCTTGGCAACTTCTGAATTAAGGTCAGTTGTAAACTCACGTAATGCTTTTTGACCAAGTGTACGCATTTCTTCATCTTCGTATGCGTTATCTACTTCGCTATTAAGATACTCTGCAAATTCTTCTTTTTTAATTCCTGCTTTTTGAATGTAGTAGTATGCAAAACTTTTCTTTTCATTAAGAATACTTAGGAATACATCTGTAACTTCAATATGGTGACGTCCATTAAACAGAACTTGTGTAAACGCTCTATTTAGAACACGTTCTACTGTTGCAGTCTTTTTAGGTTTAAACTTTTTATTTTCTGCTTCAACAGGTAAAGTAATATCTTCTAATTCATTCTTTAAATAATTTTCAATATTCTTTTTAATAAATTCAGGATCAGCACCTACACCTGCAATTAAGTTACAGAAATTATCTGAACAGAGCATTGCAAAAAGAACGTGTTCAAGAGTTACATACTCGTGATTAAGTTTCTTAGCATCGCTAACTGATTTATCAAATACCGATTGTAGTTCGTCGCTTGGTTCAACCATGTGTTAAAAATTCCTTATATTTTTTTAATAATTTTTGTTGTTTTTTCTTAGCCATATCTAGTTTAAGTTTACTTACACGGTCAATATAGTTAATACCGTATAAGTGGTCAAACTCATGTTGAAAGATTCTAGCATTCCAGCCTGTAAACTCTATTGTACATTCTTTTGCGTTACTGTCAATGAACTTTGCTACCAAAGCCTGGGCTCGTGTTACTTTAAAAAACAAACCCGGAAAACTTAAACAGCCTTCTTCACCTGTAACTTTTTCTTCAGACACTGCTTCTATTGTAGGATTAATAATAGCAAACGGCTTATCATATCCTTCAAGACCTTCTGGCTCCATTACAAAAATTTTAGCATCTAACCCAACTTGATTAGCACTTAGACCAACACCTTTGTGCTTGTCCATAATTTCAATCATCTGCTTTTCAATGTCTTTTGCATCAAGTTTATCAAAGTCAAATGGTTTAACTTCTTTGTCTAACCATTCATTTGGATGATATACTAATTTCATTTAATTTTCCTAATTAATTCAAGTTGGTCTTCAGTAAGATTTTTTGTAATCTCTCCGTTAATTTTTAAGTAAATGTTGCCTGATAATCCAGTATTGTAATCAGGTAGTCCGTGTCCTCGAATACTCATTACAGTTCCTGGCTGTGTGCCTCTTGGTATGTTTATACTTATAGTTTTTCCGTTAGGTATATCTAAATTTGTGGCTGTTCCTAACATTAAATCGAACACATTGATTTTAATGTCAGTATGCAAGTTAAAGCCGTCTACATTGAAGTTTGGATGTCTAAGTATTCTAATTTTAACATTTAAATTACCTTTTGGTAAATTTGGAATACTATCATCTCCTAGTCCTTGATAACGTATAGTATCTCCGTGCCTTGCACCTTTTGGAATATCTATATTAACTGTTTGTTCTCGACCGGATCTTGTTTTAAAAGAGGCTATCACACCTTTACCGTTATATACATCTTCAAGTGAAATATCACAAGCAATAGTAACATCAGCATTTTGTTGTCGCTGTCTACGTTGTTGAAACCCTCCACCAAAAAATGTAGAAAACAAATCATTTACATCACCATCAAACTGGAACCCGCCAGGTCCTCCAAAACCTTGTTGTTGGAATCCTGCTTGTTGTGGATCAGCAGTTCCAAATTGGTCGTACATTTGTTTCTTTTGTGGATCTTTTAGTGTTTCGTAGGCTTCTTTTATTTCAACAAATTTTTTCTGATCACCACCTTTGTCGGGATGATGCTGTGCCGCAAGTTTACGGAAAGCAGTTTTAATATCTTTTTCGGAAGCGTTTTTAGAAACGCCTAATAAGTCATAATAATCCATAGCACTATTATATACTTAGTTTAGGCGTTTGTCAAGTATTACTTGTCTGACTTTTTGCTTGAACCTGTATAAAGACCAAACCAAGCCGCACCAGCACCAACTACGATACTAACCAAGCCTGATTGTTCCATTGTTGGATTAGGTAATTCCATATACCAAACTACAACTTTGTATAATAGAACAATGTATGTTGTAATGAATACTCTTGGAAAAATTCTCCAACTATCAACTGCACGAGCCAAATGTATTAATCTTGCATATGGATTTGGTCCTAGATCTTTTACACTTGTGTCAACTTCTAATTCAACTGATACTTTTTTTGAAGCAGAATTTTGATCTGCTGGTACTACAATCTTATCGTCACTCATTTCTTTTTGCCCTCTAGTTTATCTAGACGAGACTCAATCTCGTCAATCTTTGAAGTTATCTTAGGATACTTTACACGCCAAGCATTTGGATCATTTTGTAGCCAAGTCCAACCCCAACGTATTGCTAAGTATTCTAAGGTAGCATCAAACTTTTGTACGCCCCATGTTGCCATTCTTGTGTCTTTAAACCAGAACAAAAATGCGGCACCTAGTAATGACCCTGCAATACTAGTATAAATCCAAAGACGGTCGCCCGCCATCTGTGTAATCATTTCCCACATAATAACCCTCTCGTTTTATATGTGTATTTATCGATTAGTGTTTGCTATAAGAAGATATAATAAGAAAGCAGTTAATACAGTGAAATAGAATAGAGCACACATAATTTAAAAATTACACTTAATATTGGCTTTAGGAGTTACGTTTTTTCTTATAGTTTCAGTGTCTGTAGGAAGACCATCTACATTAACACCAGGGTTTACCTTACAACTAGATTTGTTAGCACAACTACTTAGAAGGAGTAGTATTAGTATCAGGCTTAACTGCGTCTTCATAATAAACAATAATTTGCTTTTGTTGTTCTATGTATCTACGAAGTTCAGCAAAATTTAAAGATAGGTTTTCGTAGTCTTTTACACTGATAGCAATGTATGCGTCAGCGCCATTCTTGGCTTCAAATTCTTTTATAAACTCTTCGTAGTTCTCTTTTGAAACCACATAGATCTTAACATCGTTCAGTTGAACCGGCTTAGGTTGTGCAACGATAGGTACTGTTGTTTTTACCGTATTAGTTACTGTTACTATCTTTGGTTCCGGAGTCAGTAGACTGCATCCCGTTGTCAGGAGCAGTGATAGACTCAAGATCATCCCATAACTTATTAGTCGCATTTTGCATTCTCTTTTCAATCAAACCTGGCTTCTTGTTAGCCAAGTGTGTTAGATTATGTTTTTGTAGAGTAGCACGAAGTTCATCTCCATACTTCTCTGCTTTTTGTAAATCGGTACTTAGTTGCATATTCAACTCGTTTATACGTAAATTTTCTGATCTTTCAAGTTTAAGACTTGATTCACTAACCTCAAGGGCAACTTCCATTTTTGCTACATTTGCTCTAGCAATCTCTAAGTTTTTTTGCAAGTTCTTAACATATAGGAAAGCACCTCCAGCAGTTGCTAGAAGTATTAAAATCATTACAATTCGAATTGAACTAAACATTCTTAATTATTCAGCCATCTCAATTGCTTTTTCTTTAGTAGCATTTACTCTTGAAGTCCAACCGTTTCCAAAAGTTTTAAATGTTGCTAATGACTCGTAGTATTCTTGTCTAATTTTCGAATATTCATTAATTGCATTTGTAATGCCATTTGCTTCAACATAACCTTGTGCTTTAGAAATAGTGTTAGGACCAATCCAGCCATCTACTTTAGCACCAACCATCATTTGTAAAAACTTAGTTGCTCTGTGTCTTCCACTATTTACACACATATCAAACACTGCAAGGTCTAAACCTTTAGGAAGGTCGTCAGCAAGAATGCCTGCCCAGTAATTCTTTTTATAAATTGGTGTTACGTCTACTTCTGTAAGATTTTTAATTTTTTCTTTAGTAACTACTTTGCCAAACCAATCTTCATAAGTTTGTTTAGTAATGCCCATATTAGTTGCACCGCCTGGGTCTTTAGGATGATCAACGTAACCACCTTCGTGTTCAAGAATAACTCTTAAACAGTTTTTAAAATTGTCTTTTGCCATAGTTTTTAACCTCTTTTCACAATTAATGAATAACCGCTATTTTCTAGCACTAGTTTCTTACCATACTTAGTAATATTATAATCACCTAAGTACTTGGTAAGATAAATGACTTCTGCAAAGCCATTGATGTCTAATGCTTCATTGATATTTATGTCTTTGGTTTGTCCAAAGTCTACTACTTTGAATAAAACCGGATCCATAAAAGCGTTTTTTATCTTTAGAGTGTGTTCATCTAGCATAACTACATCTTCAGCATAACTGTTGTTAAAAAAGTTTTTGTAGTTATCCATATTATTTTCATTCACTCTAATGTCGTAAGCGTCATGATCTGTTGGGACCATTTCTGCTAGGTTGTTTACAGATGCCTCGTGGCTTCTGAAACCTTTATAGTATCGAAACTTCATCTCTTCAAGTCCACATATCTGTTTAATACCATCTAGCATTTCACTAATGTTTCCTGGGGCTTCTTTATTTCTTTCAAGTTCGACAAAGACTTTATACATACCGTCACTTTGCTCACCGGTTGTTTTGTCTGCGTCTAATACGAAGGGATATCCTTTTTCGATAAAATTCTCTAAATCTTCAGCACTACCTTCATTCTTTGTAGAAAAACTAATAACAATGACATCCTTGTCATCGCCCATTTTACTTTTAAATGAATCGATTTCAAAGATTGCATCAACTAGATTTTGTAAGTCGTTTTTCTTTAATCCCATTATACTGCTCCTTCTGCCGGAGCCTCTGGTGCCGCCATTTCTGCAGGTTGAGCATTTGCATCTGGTGCAGGAGTTTGTTCTACCCCTGGTTCGTTTGCCATATCTAGCATTTCGTTATAACCACTATAAATGTCTACAATTAATTTCTTAGGCATAGCAATTTCAACTACCCAAATTTCTTCTCTATCTAGTTTGCCTTTTTTAGTACCTGGACGAATGTCTCCCGGTGTTTTAATTTTGCGTGGTTTTAAGATATGATCTTTTTTGTATGAAATTTTACAGTCGTAATCTAGAAGTCTTTTGCCGCCCATTGGATCAGGCATTTTATCTCTTGGCCACATAAACGAACAAATTACCCAATGACGTTTAATACCAGGACCGGCTACTAATTCACCATCTTCCCAGTTATCATAAACATATAAATCTAATTCGTCTAATACACGTTCAAAATCCTTAAGAACTTGAAACGCAGTATCGCTTTCGTAAATGTTCTGAATGTTTCTAATTACTTCTAATACGTCTTTCATATGATATTTCCAATCTACTGTATACTTATTTATCAGGATTACATCTATATGTATGTAGTTTTGTTTCTGTACATATTGCTAAATATTTTTGTAGAGTGCAGAATATATAGCGCCTACGCTATATTAATGCAGTACTACGTATATTTTATCCATAAAGGAGGACTGCATGGGTGCAAAAAGAAAGTCTCGTCAGAGACATGACTACAACAAAAATAACGTTGTAGAAATCAATAATTTTCTTTCTCAAAAGAAAAAAGAAGTCAAAATCCTACCAAGAAACATAAACCAAGAAACATACTTACTAAACTTGTTAGACCCGTCGAAGGACATAGTCTTTGGCATCGGGCCGGCAGGCACGGGTAAAACCTTACTGGCTGTGCAAACGGCTGTTAAACTGTTTAAGGAAGGAAAAGTTGACAAGATTATTGTTACCAGACCGGCTGTTAGTGCAGACGAAGATTTAGGGTTTTTACCAGGTACGCTAGAACAAAAAATGGCACCGTGGACAAGACCTATATTTGACGTATTGCGTGAGTATTTTGATGCGGCACAAATCACAGGCATGATTGAAGAAGGCATTATTGAAATCGCCCCTCTAGCATATATGCGAGGACGAACATTTAAAAATGCATTTATTATTGCAGATGAAATGCAAAACGCAACACAAAATCAAATGAAGATGTTATTAACACGTTTAGGTGATTATTCTTACATGGCTGTTACAGGAGACTTGGCACAGGCTGATAGATTAAAAGATAACGGATTAATTGATTTTTGTAGGCACTTAGAACATCATGGTCGTGCAGACAGACTTAGTGTAGTAGAATTTGAAAGAGGTGATATTGAACGACACGAGGCTGTTAAAGAAGTTCTAGAAATTTATGGTGATGTTTTTTAATCGCCTGGAAGTTCGGTATCATGAGCATCAACAGTATATAACTTTTTTGCTTTAACCCATTTAATCCAGCCTGCATAAGTCATTTTGTGTAGGCTGGATATTGCCCACTGACGTTTCATAACTGTTTCGTCTAGTTCCATAGTTCTTGCAACTAGGTGTTCTCGCTTAAACGGAATAACCTGTACAAGAGGTTCTCCCATTTTAATTGTTGTTGGCTTAATTTCTTTAAGCATAATATTAATAGGACTTTGCGGTGCTCCTAAATCGTGATCCATTACACCAGGAACTGCTTCCCAGTTCTTACCTTCATGATAATACATTGGCAAGTACAAAGTACTCCATCCTGGTTGATTCCAAGTAAACCACGGATTATCTAATTTAACTGCTCCTCGTACTTTAAATTTACCGTTCATAAAGCCATGTAACTGTTCAGATGGGTGATAAGCATCATTGTACATTGGATCACTGTATCGAGTTTCTATATGCTCTCCGTCGGGAGATGGCATAATTTCAATATCACACCAAGCAGGAATAACATATCCCATACTCATATAATCTGTAATTCCAGGGCAGGCTCTGATAGTTTTTTTATGATCAATATTATGATCACCCTTTTCGCCTATTGACGGAATGCTTTTAAACTTATCTGGAAAGAACTTACTCGCAGGTTGTATAGGTGAATATTTACGTACACCCCAACTTTGACAAGCAAAGTTAATTACTGGTTTATCTTTTTTGAATAAGTTTTTAATAAAATTTATCATACTTTAGTAACTGCTACCTTTGATTTTTCTAAGAATTCAATTCCGTCGTTACTACGATAGTTATCCTTGTAATATACTGTGCTAATACCACTCTGGTATATTAGTTTTGCACATTCTAAGCAAGGACTATGTGTAACAAATAATGTAGCATCATTACCACTTTCGTTTGATTTTGCCAATTTAGCAATCGCATTTGATTCTGCGTGAAGTACTTCTGGTTTAGATCTTAAAACAGGAGATCCTACGTCATCTATTCTAATTAAGTCTTCACACTCATTATCCCAGCCACTAGGCATACCGTTGTAACCAATAGAGATAATTCGATCATCCTTTACAACAATCGCACCTACGTTCAAACGTTTTGCTGAACTGAGATTAGCAAATGTTTTGGCTACCTCCATATAAGCATTAATGAACTTCTGTTTCACTTACAAGATCCTTTGCTAATGGAAAAATTTCTGCAATAACTTTAGCACAAGCATGAGCAATATCCATATGCTCTTTTTGTGTGCCGTTAGCACCACGTAATTCAATGTAGTGAATCCAACTACGAAGTGTACCATTCATATACAATCGTGTCTTAGTACAACCTTCTGGTAATACTGCACGAGCCTGTTCTTTTGCAATACCGTTATCAA